GTCAATGGTTAATTGATGAATGTTTGACCACTAAGAAGGAGAAATGTCCTATCTGTGACCACAATTCTGCATTATGGGCTACAGGAATTGAAGCGAACAAAGAAATTGTTCGTAAGCAAAAACGTAAATTAAGTTATATTGCTAACATCTACATTGTATCGGATCCTAAACATCCAGAGAACAATGGTCAAGTAAAGTTATTCAAATTTGGTAAGAAAATCTTTGATAAGATTACTGGTGCAATGAATCCTGAATTTGAAGATGAAGAAGCAATCAATCCGTTTGATTTATGGAAAGGTGCTAACTTTAAGTTGAAGATTCGTAAGGTTGATGGTTATCAGAATTATGATTCATCCTCTTTTGAATCTGCCGGTCCATTGTTAGATGATGATAGTAAGTTAGAAGAAATCTGGAAGAAAGAGTTCTCTCTCAAAGAACAGGTTGATGATTCTAAGTTTAAATCTTATGCAGAACTGCAAGATAGATTGAACAAGGTATTAGGTCTTAATGGTGAAACCATTGCACCTAAGACTACTGTTGAAACAATCAAAGAGCAAGTTAAGAAAGCACCTAAGGTTGATGAGGAAGATTTACCTTTTGAACCAGATGTTGTTGAAGATGACGATTTAAGTTACTTTAGCAAATTAGCTGAAGAAGATTGAGTAGTTCATTTGTCATGTAGTTCCTTTTACCCCGCTTCGGCGGGGTTTTTTATACTGCAACAACCGAGTTACGAATAACTTTACGGAAGGTAGAATCGTTATCTCTTGCTTTGGCGGATTCTAATTGTTTGATTTGGTCTTTTTGTCCACCAATATTGTTGACTTTATTCAATATAGTAGTTGCGGCATTTTTACCTTTATCAATATATTCACCAGCAGTATCTTCAATATTTTGTAAGAAAGGTATATTAACATTATTCAATTCATTTAAAATAGTATTTTTTCCTGATTCATATTTTTCAACAAATTGTCCTTTGACTCCACCTAAAGAAGATTCAATTCTTTTTTCTAATTTTTCGGTTTTTCCTTTTAAAATATCTAAACCACCGTCAATTTTATTTAAACCTGCAGCCATTAATGCAAGTGTTTCTGCACCTGTAGAAACTTGGTCTGGTTCACCAAATCTACCTTTAGAATATACGGTCGGTAAATTTATTCCTCCCGTTAATCCTGCACCTGAATGAATTTCATCTCTTTCTTCGTAATTAATATTATAACCTGCGGATTTTGCAATAGGTTCAATATTTTCTTTAATATGTTCATCAACTCTTTTTTGAAGTTTTAATGCTTCATTATCAAAATCTTTTTTTGCACCTTCTTTACCTAAACCAGATTGTATAGATTTATTATATTTTTCTCTAGCTTTATCATAATCGGAACCGGAACCTTCTTTCATTTCTGCAATTACATCGGAAGGCATTAAATTTTGCAATAATTTTTTTTCTTCATTTAATGCTTCATTTGTAAAAAATAAACCAAGAGCTGCACTAAGTGCTGTTCCTATTGGTTTTGGCAATTTACTGAATACTCCTTTTAATGTAGCTTTTATAAGTGATTTTGTTAAAAATTCAATTGTTGGTGTTAAAACCGAAACAATTGAACCAATTAAAAATGTTGCTAGTGAACTTACGGCTGTTAAAACGGTTTTGCTAATTAACAATGTAATATCTTTCATTAGTCTAAATAATAATTCAAAAGATTTAATTACAGCACTTAATACAAATTTTATAGAATTTAATATAAATTTAAATGGTTTTAAAATAATACCTAATGCTGTTTTTAAACCTTTAAGCATTTTATCAATCCAAGATTCTTCTTTCTTTGGTTCTTCTTTCTTTGGTTCTTCTTGGGTTGTCTGTCCTGTTTTTTTGGTTAATTCTTCAACAAGTTTTTTATGTCTTTTTTCATCTTCATCTAATTGTTCTTGACGAAATGCTTTTTCTATTTCATATCGTCTTACTTCCAATTCATGATTCTTTTCCATAAAATTAAACATTTTGGCCAATATATCAGCCGAAGAATCCCCAGCTTTTAATTTTGATACTTGACCAGCACCAATTGTAGTTCGTTTTGGATCTTTTTTAGTATTTCTTTTACCTCTACCCACATTCATTGAATCATTTTGTACAGAAGAAGAACCAGATGACATTGTAGAATTTGCACCTGATTTACCCATTAGTCCTTCAAGCCATTTTGAAGGATTCAAAGATTCTTTTAAAGATTCGGCTTTATTTTTAAATTTTTCTGAAATTTCCATTTTATTAACGGTATCCGTATGATAATTCTATTAGTGGAGAATAAGAACTTGTTTGTTCTTGTTGCATAGCGTATATATTACCAGGTCTAATTATATTTGTGGTATTATCAATTATTGTTGTACCAGTAAATGCACCACTCATTTTATTCATTTTTTTCATATTTTGTGTTTCACCATATGATTTGTCCGCTGAAGCTAATTGATAATCTTCCACAACAGGATTTAAATTAAATGATTCAGATTGTGTAACATCAACTTTTTTACCGTTTTGTAGGAGCTCATAATGTAGATGTGGACCTGTAGAATGTCCTGTAGAACCTACCTCACCTAATTTTTCTCCTGCAGATAACATATCGCCAACATTCACATCGGTTTTTGATAAATGTGCATATCTAGTTTTTAATCCGTTACCATGGTCAACTTCAACATAGTTACCATAACCGCCAGCTTCAAATCCCACAACACTAACTTTTCCATCTTGAGAAGATACTACAGTATCTCCCATTTTTCCTTTAATGTCTACTCCACCATGTTCTTTCTCTACTCCTTCTAGAGTTCTTTTACCAAATGAACTGGTTATATTTTTGGGAGTTAGTTTAGCCATTGATGTTGCTGATTTTGTACCACTAAGTGTATCTTCAATATAAAATTCTTTTTTCTTACTTTCAACTCTTGCTTGTAAATCTTCTTGAGTAATTTTTCCTTTATTACCAATGTCTAAACCTTTATTTGATTCATAATAACTTTCACCTTTTTCAGCCAACACATCACGACTTTTTCTTGCTGGTAAATATACCTGAGCATAAATGTCTGACCCTTTTGCGCCTTGTTTTAAACCACCTTTTTCTAAGTATTTTTCAACATAGTCAAATTGCTGAGACCTTGTCATCTTAGATAGTTCTTCAGTTGAAGTGCCTAAACCTTTTGCTGTTTCTGGCATAAATTGAATTAATCCTGTTGCACCACTTTTGGCAACTTTTGAAGGATCCATTCCACTTTCACTTGCCATGACACCAAACAAATCAGATGCTTTTATTCCTTTTTTCTCAGCGTATTTGTTAACCTTATTCAAAAATTCAGTATCTTTAGACCAATCTCCAGCTTTTGTTCCACCTATTGCAGCTGTTCCTTCTTTATTACCAAATTTAAAATCCAAATCAAAATCTTTCATTGCATCTTTGAATGTTTCTTCAAATTTTTCTTTCCAATTGGTATTAAGTAAGATATCTCCACCAATAAATGCAGCACCGTAAAGGCCACGCATAAATTCTTTACTCATTCCATTTTTTTGCTTTTTAATTTTCTTATCTTTTTTCTTGGTTTTTTCACTAGAAACACCACCCACCGCTTCAATAGTTTCATCTAAAGCATTATTTTTTATTTTATCAACTTCTTTTTGATACTTCTTATCATCTTTTATTTTTTTATCGTGCCATTGTTGTTGCACATACAAGAAATTAAATGTTTTAGCAAGAACGTCCGCTATGGTATCACCAATTCTAATCGGTTTAACAGGTCCTTGGCTTATTTTAGTACGCTCAGGATCTTTTCCTGTTTCTGTTTTTGGTGATTGTTGTTCTTTTTTGGAATTGGGAGTATTAAGCAATGGTTGACTAATTTGTGCTTGGCCTCTTGTAGGATTTGGCCTCAACACATTAAGAACCATTGTTGATAACAACGGTGAGGTTATCATTTCTTGATAACCAGTTTGAGAAGCTACGCCATTGGCCTTCTCTTGTGAATCTTGCATTAAACGCTTCGTCTTATCAATATTGTGAAGTTCGTTTATTACTATTGCAAGACCTCTAGCAATTTCTCCCGCCATTTATTACCTTTTCATTGAAGCTTGTTGTTGTTTTATTTTTTCATTTTCTTCTTCAATATACTGTACTAACATAGCAATATAAACGTCTCTCTCCCACGGTATCATATTTTCAAGTTCCGTGAGAGAATACTTATGGTGTTGCATCAAGGAGAAATTAGTTTTATAATAATTTCTTAAATTGTCATAACAAAATATTACCCGAAAAAACTTTCAAGGCCTTCCATATTAATACTATGGTCAAATCCACATTTAGAACATTTGATTTCAATTCTCTTATTCATTTTTGGAAGTGTATCAAAAAATTGTTCTAACTTACTAAATTGTTCTTGATTTAACGATTCTATAAATTGCAATAATTCTTCTCTAGATGTTTCATTTGCATGATAGTATTGTTCACCATCAAAAATCCAATCAACACTATCTATCATTACTTCAAATGCAACGTCTACAGCCGAATCTTTATCTTTTAATTTTTCTACCAAAGAAAATTCTGGATACTTTAATTTAATAGTTATTTTATTTGTAATTTTAATTATATCATTAGAGTTTGAATTAAATTCTACTTTAATATCTAATAAATTAAATTTAGATTCCATTTTATTATTACAAGTTGTACCATCCACTTCATTGGTACAAACATATTTGTTCTCTACTATTTCACCTACAGACCTTGCTCTTAAATGTAGAAAATAATATTCAACATCAATTACAGGAAGTTTATCAATAATAATATCTTCTGTAATAGTACAATTGGTCAATACTTGACGAATGTTTTTTTCAATAGTATCTTTATCATCAGATTCCATTGCCATCATCAAGTTTTTTTGTTCTTTCACTAAGAAAGGTCTAAACTTAATTTGTTTTTTAGAAAGTGGTAAAACTAAATCGTATACCGGCGTTTCTACTTTTGGCAAAGCCATTTTAAATCTCCTTATTCAAATCAATTATAATGAATTAATAATACCTGATATTCCACTTGTTACAATTTTTTCTCTCAATGAAGATACTGTATTATTCTGCCATTGTTTATATACAAATACTACTGTTAATTTATGATAACCATTGTTTGTCCAATCTAAATCTAATTGGTTCACATCAATTGGAAATGCTTCTTGTAATACACCAGCATAAGTCAATTTATTAGAAACGTCATACTGATTAATGGTAATATCTACAGCATAATTTGATTTATACTGAAAATTATAATTTGATGTTGGATTAATCAATTCCATCCAAGCATCAAAGAAAATCTTTTCGTTCATATCACCAGAAACAATAAAAGTAAATTCGGCTTGTTCATAATTAGTCTGATATGGAAACTTTTCAACTGGTGCTGAACCCATTTTCTTTTCAGCAGTCTCAAATGTTCTAC